TTTTGAGCTTCGACTTTCATGCCTTCAGTTGGTCTAGCCATCGTCTTCCTCTTCCCCACCCTGTATCTTAGCTTCTACAGGTAATTTTTGACCAAATGGTTGATAAGCTAATTCAATATCATATTGTTTAGCTAGTTCTATTTCTTTTTGATGTTGTTCAAATAGTTCTTCTGTGTCTCTGCCATAGCTAGAGCTAATGTCAGCATAAGTAAGTGTTCCATTTTGTAAACCTATTACATTAGCTTGCATTTCTTTTAGTGGGTCAATCCAAGCAAAACTTCTTGGTATATAGTTAATAGCATTTGCAAATTTATCATATTTACCCATAGGTAAATTAATATATCCTGTTGATATAGCCATTTCTAACCAAGATTTAAAAACTGGGTTTATAAAATGCTCAATTACAAATTGTTGATATATCTGATACATACTTCTATCTTCTAAAGCACCTTGTCTTATTGAAGAATAATTAACTGAAGTTAAATCATTAGATAATGAATGATAAGAAATATTTAAACCTGATGCGATACTTCTTAATACGCTAGTTGTAAAAGAATCAAAAGCTGATGTTGGATGGGTAGGGTCAAATGCTTTAAAGTCCATACCAGCAGGCAGTTGTTCAAATACACCAGCTTGAGCATTCATTGTTGGATTAAAGGTATCTTCATATTCGCCATCACCAACATATCCATCACCATCAGGTGAAGTAAAGAAACCCATCTTAGATGCACCAACTCTAGCTGCAACTATCTCAGCTTCTAAATAACCATTTAACATTTTCACATTAGCCATAGCTGTAGCAACCAAAGAAACACCTCTAGTTTGTTCTGCTCTAGTAGGTAGGTAAGCATGGATAATCTCATCAGCAGGCACTCTAATGTGTTGTGCTTGACTTAAATAAACTCTATCGTAGGGATGGTCTTTATATAAATGATAAGCAACTGGTCTGTCATACTTATCTACTTCAACACCCATTTTAACTTTGTTTCCAGTAGCTTTATAAACATCATTTTTATTTTCGTCTAAATGGTCTGCTTCTAAAAACTGTAACTGAAAACCAAAAGGTGAATTACTATTTTTTATTTTCCTGATTAAGACTTCACCATCTCTACATAGTGATTCAACAAATATTTTCTGACAATCTAAGAATGATAGTCTGCCATTAGTCGTACAATTACCAACCTGACCCCATTCTTTCCAAGCTGTTTCAATGAGCTGGTTTCCAGCAAGGTCTAACGTGCCATTATCGTCACGTCCTTTGCTGGAAACTCTTATGCCATGCTTACCGATAACATTAGATACCATCAGGTTTAAGTATCTAGCAATATAGCTATCGTTCCTTGCTAATTCTCTTGCTCTATCTCTTAGAATTCTTATGTTATCTTTTATTTCAGCATCAGCACTTGTAGATGTGGTAACAAAATCTGCAAACAATCTTCCAGTATTAGCTCCTGTATAGCTTCTTCTATATGCTTGTCTTTTCTTTTTTTTAGGTTCGTTAATGCCTAATATTCTGTTATACCATGCCATTATGTGTAGCTCTTAGGTGATGTGCCAGCAACACGACCAAAATTAACTTTGATAGTATTTCCTGACCCTTGTTTGTTCTTAATTCTTGCCAATTTACATTCTTTTAAATATTCAGCATGGTATCTATCTCTAAATGTCATTAATTCATCTATAGACATTCTTGATAAAGACCTACCAGCCAAAGAAAATGAGGACTGGTCTATTGTAGCTCTTCCTTCTATTACAGCTTCAATAGCATCTAAGACTTTTTTTGCATGACTTCTTAAGTCAGCATTAGTATCAGCTAAGTTAGCTGAAACTGTAGTTTTGCCTTCATCTATTTGTATTCTTGCTGAATCTGAGGTTCTAGTTATATAAGCACCCCATATATAATCACCAACATTATAATTTTCTGTAGTAGTGGTTGGTACTTCAATATAATAAGTGTCATTAGCTTCAGTAGCTGTAATGGTGAATTTGTGACTTCCACCACCGCCTGAATCTTCATGGAACTCATAAGTTAGAGCATAAGAATCAGTTGGATAATCAGTTGCTAAGTCGTCTCTTTTCCAAACCCAATAATCACCAACAACTAATTCGTTGGGTTCTTGAGATGGATAGTTTTCTCTGTCAAATTTATTGCTCAAGCAAAAACCTCATAAATGTTTTAGATATATCTACATCTAACACTAATGTGCATTAGGCTCTTGTCAATATTAAAAAGGGAAAAAATAAAAAAGGCTCAATTAAGAGCCTTTTGTGATTTTGGTAAGATTATATATATTCTACTACTTCAAAATCTTGTGCATAACTTTTAATAAAAAATAATGCAGCTTGTGCTTTTCCCAAGTCATGATAAAAAATTCTTTTTGTATCTCCATGTCTAGGATAGTCTGCAAGACTAGAATCAGGTAGTAAATTTAATGGATATAACAATTTATTTATATTTTGATTATAACTTGGTTGGTAGCCATCCATAGTTTTTTTTGCTTTATAGCCAGTACAATAGTTTGGTATTTTGATGCTATAAACAGGACTTGATAAATAATCATCCTTCTTACCATGCTCATCATAGTTGTATGCATCTTGAACTATCTCTAGTTCAAGATTCATAACTTCATCCCATTCTTGTGAATATTTTTCTAAATTTTTTAATGATTTCATATTATACTCCTCTTGCTTCTAAAATATTTTCACAATAAGCGATGTGATATTTTTTTTCAGTTTTTGATAAGTCATTACCAAAACCATTCTTTAATAATTCTACATACTGAACTAAAACATCATTATTCATTCCTTCTAGCTCTTGCTCAATTGTTTTCTCAACTCTTGAATCTAACCATCTTTCTGTACCAGTCCAAAGAATGTCTGCAATCATATATAAAAATTTAACTGAATCTTTATATGCTTTTTGCTCTTGCTTAGATTCATAAGCCATACTTCTTTCATGCTCAATGTCTACTAATGGCTCAATAGTTTCAAAGTAATAATCAGCTTGCTCTTTATCTGATAATAATAATAGTTCTGCTTTCACTCTTCTATATCTATCAAAAGTCATTGTTTTGTAGTTTGCTATTTGTTGTTTTAAGTTTTTCATTTTTAACTCCTTATTAAAATGTATACCACCTATTTTATATACTTTTATATAAATGTATATAGTTTTAGTAAAAAAAGTGCCTTTTTTTTGCAAAAAACAGCAATTATTTCCAAGAAGTAGCGAAATTACCTCTATTTATACCTCTTTGAGGTCTATTTTGAGGTTTTTCTTTAGGTTTTGACTCTCTTGTCAGTATTTTGTTTTCGATAGAATCATAATTAGGATTTAAGATATAAATAGCAGCAAAGTTATAAACAAGTGTATCTAATGCTTCGTTTCTTGGTCTTACCTGTTTCCAAACAAGTGATTTTCTACCTCTTACAAACTTTGTGATTCTTTTTTCTGCTGTAAGCTGCTTAAAGTATTCTTCATCTAGGTCAGAACAAAAATGCAAAGTTGTAGATTCAGGTTCAGAAGATAATCTAGCAAATATAGCTTCTTTAGCACTATCAGAACCAACACCATAAAGAACAGCTTTATTTTTTCCAACAAATGTAGGTCTATTAGCTATTGGTTTACCAGCTTGAGATAAACCTTTTATTGCAAAGATTCTTCTAGCTTGTCGTGGTTTAGTAAATTGATAAACCATATTGGTATGATGACCACCTGAGTCAATGGTGCAACATGATATTGGTATTAATCTTTCTGATTCAGTTTTAAATCTTTTCTTTAAATAAGCATCTAAGTCTGACCAAACATTCATAGCATTTGGGTCACCCCAAAATATCTTGTAGTCACACACCCATGCTTCATAGTTTTTACCCCAACCAACTAACTGCAATTCTAATCTGTCTTTTTGTGTATCAACACCAGCAGTTAAAACTAATACATCTTCAGGGATGGTTGTGTAATCATAATTTAATCTTCTTTCTAGTAATGTTTCATATTCAACAGCTTCACCTTGTTCTTCCCAAGATTCACCAAGAGCAGTATTAATCCAAGTCTTTAACATCTCAGGATTCTTTTTAGCTTCTAAAAATGATTTAGCCATATCAGCCCAAGTAGACCAAACTGAATATAACTCTGATATATGAAATCCTGCTGTATCTGATTTAGGTGCTGATGCAATCCATTCGCCATGTTTTAACATCCATTG